CTACACCCATCGCCGAGAGCAGACCTGTTGCACCGCTCGCGGCCGTGCCACCCGCGCGCAGCGCCCCGACAATCTTCCAGATTCCGCCGGCGATCCGAAATACGCCGAGCGCCTTGAGCGCCAGGCCGAGCAGCAGGATCTTCGTTGACCAGCCGTCGGTGCCACGATCGAGTTCGACAAACTTGTCAGCCAGCCATGCCAGCGGCGGCCCCATTGCTGCAGCCGCCTTCACGACCGCATTCGCGATGTCGGTGATCCTGCTGGCGATTTCGTCGCCATGCTCGTCCATCCACCGCTGAAACCGTTCGAGCTGCGGCCCGATCTTCTGCAGCATCGCGCCCTCGACGCGGATGCCGAGGTTCTCGAACGAAGTGCCGAGCCCGCGCAGTTGCGTCATGAAGCGGTGCGAGTCGTCGGCCGCCTTGTCCAGGCCGGTCGACTTCGACATCTCGCGGTACTGCGCCAGGAGCTTCTCGAAGTCCCCGTTGCGCATCGCGAGCATCAGGTTCTCGTCGATGCCGAGAATGTTGCCGTACTGGCTGGCAAGCCACGTCGGCTTGTTCGCCAGCGACTTCCCGAGGTCCGACATGATGTCGACCGTGTCGCGCAGTTCGCCGTTCGCGTTGCGCGTCTGCACGCCGAGCGTCGCAAGGTATCCCTCGCCGGCCGGGTTGTTGCGCAGGAAGCGCGCGAGGTTCTCGATCGTGCCGGTGGCCGCTTCCGCCGAGACGCCCATGTTCCGCGCGGCGAACTCAAAGCCGCGCAGGTTGGTCGCTGACGCACCGGTCCGCTGCGACACGAAATACAGGCGCTCGAGCTTCGACGCGAATGCCGCGACGCCAGCGCTCACAGTGAGCGCGGCGCCGGACACCGTCGCGATCAGCTGCTTGACGCCCTTCGTGGTGCCTTCGACGCCTTCCTTGAAGTTCTTCAGGCCCTTTTCGTCGACCTTGAAGCCGAGCGCGACCAGGAACTCGCGGATGACGACCGAATCAGCCATTTTCTCTTTCCATCTTGCGGCGGAACGCCGCTTCGTTGTCTGCCCGGACGGCGAGTGAATCATTCATGAGCGCGATGTCGGCCAGATCGACCGTGCCGTCCTTCAGGGATTCGAAATGGCACATTTGCGCATGAACCGGTGCGAGCAGCCAGTCCTCGCCGCCGGGGAGCGTGCGAATCCAGCCTACGTCGCCGCCGGGCTGCTCGCTTGGCTGGTAAGCAGCCCGTTGATAAAAGGGCCGAGGTTCGCCACCACGACGCGCACGACGAGCGGCAGCATCACCTCGATGCCGATGTCGTCGAACATTGACGTCTTCTGCGCGGCGGACCAGATCTTCGCCCAACCCGGGCCCTGCCAGCGCTCGACAACGGACAGGCACGTGCCGAAGACGTATTCGGCGTCCTCATCCTTCAGGCCGGCCAGCGCATCGGCGAACGGCTGCAGCACCGGCGCGATCGCATCAACCAGCGACAGCAGCTCGCGCGATCGGTCTGCCTCGGGTGCCGGCGATACCCTGCCTGGCGTTTCGGTGCCGCCGACGCCTTCGGCGAGCGCCGCGAGCGCGGCGTTCGCGCGCGCCTGCTCGCGCACGACGTCAGCCTGCTCGAGCTCGGCGTAGAACTTCATCAGCACCGGGATCATCGGCGGGATGATCGGCGCGATGCGCCGCGACACGTGGAACTGCTGCATCGCGCTCAGCTTGCCGATCGCGTACCGCGCGCCGTTCAGTTGGACTTCGGTCGTCATGCTCAGTACGTCCCGAGGATGTTGTCGATCTTGATCGCGTCGAAAACCCATTCGACGATGTCGCCGTCCTTCGCGTACTTCAGGTCCGGTGCCTTCTTGAACGCACAGCTGCGCGCGGTCGTCACGTCGCCGGCGGCCGTCTGCCGAACCTCGATCAGGTTCTTACCCCACAGGCGGCTGTCGAGCGACTGCGCGTCGTACAGCGCCATCAGCTTCGCGTTGATCGGCGCGGTCTTCAGGTAGCGCAGCGTGACCTGACCGGACTTGTCGGCATGCAGGCTGTGCATACCTTCGCCGTCCGAGCCGATCGTCATCGTGTTCTTGTCGCCCGCGCGCACGATCGTGATGCCTTCTTCGGCAGTCGCTTCACCGTAGCCGAGAGAGAACGCGCCGCCCGGGCCGACGATGGTCGACGCGACGTCCTGAAAGCTGTAAGTCGTCATGTTGAGGTGCCCCTGTTAGCGGTTGATGTTGACGACGATGTCGGCGCCATGGATCGCGCCGGCTTCCTTCCCCGCGACCTGGAACACGACAGACTTGCGCGCCTCACGGTCGGCCTGCGACTGCGTCGCGATCGCCGGCTGGTACACGTAGTAGCCCTTCGCAAGCGTGTCGCCCTGGTTCAGCGCGCCGAAACCCGCCGAGTTCCAGACGCCCGGTGCGAGATAGCCGTTGTTCACGCCAGCCTCGCAGGCCGATGAGATCGTCGCCGCGATCTGCGTGTTGCCGCCGTCGGGCTGCGGGATCTTCGTGGGGCTCTGGGACAGCAGGTTGTAGACGTCCGTCTCGATGCGGTTGCGGAACCAGATCGCGTTGTAGACGGAGTCGGCAAACAGCCCGCTTGGCGTCACACCGTACTGAATGATCGACGTGTTGTTGCTGTATCCAACGAACACATTGCAGTTCTTCGCCTGCAGCGTGTTCGCCTGCGTGCTGGACAGCTGCTCGGCGGCGACGCTCGGTTCCTGCTTGAACATGAGCGTGATCGTCGTGTTGTTGCCGTCGAAGTTCACCGTCAACAGGCGTCCGAGCAGCGACGACACGGCATACGGCGTCGAGCTCGAGTACTGCAGGATGGTGTACTTCAGATTCAGCGCCTTCAGCTTGCTCGCGATGTCGGTCGACACGGTCGAGTCGAGCACCTGCGGGTTCTGCGTCGTGATGCCGTAGATATGGCGCTGATCAGCCTCGATAAGCGTTGCGACCGCGATGTGCTGCGTGTCGGTGATCGACGCGTCAGCGAAGTCGAGACCGAGGAACTGGTTCGCAAAGCGATCGAGGAACACCGCAGCAGCGTCGACCGGCTGCTCCGGTGCAATGCCGGCCGCCGGAGTACCGGCGAGGCTGCTGGTCAGGCCGAGCATAGACGAGACGTCCGTGCCACTGCCCGGCGCGGTCGCGTAGCCGACGGTCGAGCTGGTACCGGACGTGCTCGACGTCACCACGAACTGTGAGCCATTCCACGCGATCGTTGCGCCGGTCAGCTTCGCGTTGATCACCGTCGCGACCCCATTCAGGTTCGTCTGCGCCGAGAAATCGAGCGCCGTGACCGTCTTTGCCGTGCCGTCGATCGAGATGTTGAACGCGCCCGTCGTGATCGCCTTCCAGGCCGTCATATCCTGCTGCGCGGTCGACAGCGCGCCACCGCGCAGCGAACCCGACGTCGCCGTCTTCGCCCACCGGCCGATCATCAGCTGTTGCGGCTGCGGCGTCTGGTTGAAGTACAGAGCCGCGGCGTAGTACTCCGGCGTATTCGTGCCGAAGTCGGCCGTCACCTCGTCGATGCCACCATACGAGCGCGCTCGCTCGTTGGTGTCGATGATGGCCGACGGGCCGAGAATCAGCCCGGTGTTCATGTTCGCGCCTTGCGCCGCGAGAGCGGCAAGGTTGATCGTCACGTGGATCAGACGCGATACCGGCAATCCGTTGGACATGCTGGTCCCCTACGAGTGGATGTTCGAAATGCCGGCCACTGGCGTCGACGAATCCGTCGTCGTCGCCACGGTGGCCGAATTGAGGTTGAGGACCGCATAGGTCCGGGTGATCTTGCGGCGCAGCGTCACGGTCATGTCGTAGCGCCGCACCCATTGCTGGTTGACCAAGTCAGGCGCCGGGCGGATCGCGCCGACACCGACAAACGCCATGTCCTGGAGTTGGAGCTGCTCGCGGTTCTGCGGAATCGCGAGCCCGTCGGCGAGCCGTTGCGCGTAACCCTTCGCGCGCGGGCCGTAGAACGTGCACATCACGTCGACGTCCTGATGCCGGATGTACGTGTCGTGCCCCTCGCCTGTGCCGTCATGCTGAATCGCCGGACCGGCATCCGGCGCCTGCTCCTGCACACCGAACGCGCACCAGTTCACGGACGGTTCGGGCTGCTTCGGTACCGTCGGCTGCCATCGCGGTCGCACGAGGTCCCCCGGCAGCGCCGTAACGCCTGCGATCAGGTCGTGGACCAGATCATCAAAGCCGTCGTCCTCGGCCGGTGGTGCATCGACGGCTGGCGCCAGGTATCCGCCGGTCGAGCTGTCGTTCATGAGGTCCCCGCGAGAGACTTGATGTCACACGTGGCGCAGACGAAGCCGCGGCCAAAGTGCGAGTAGTTGTTCACATTGACGACGGTGTAAGTGCAGCCAGCCCACACGACCTCGTCCGCGTCGTATCCAGCACTGCCGTCCATCAGCCGGAACATCGTGTGCAGCGTGATCGAGCCGATGATTCGGCTACCGTCGGCGTTCCGGTGCAGGATGTCTCCCTTGTCGCTCGTCACGACGGCCGAGAATGGCGTCGAGGCGGCGGTGTTCTGCGCGCGACCGTGTGCGTCGACCGTCTGCGTCATGCGATTGCAGATCAGGCCCGTGTCCATGAAATCCGGATCGAGCAGAACGTCGGTGACGTCGAGGAAAGCCATAGCGCGGGCACCAACGAAAAAGGGCCGCACGCGGCGGCCCTTGGATCGGAAAGACTGGAAGCTACTTCTTGCGAACCACGTACGTGATCGCGTTGCGATACTGGCCCGTGTCGACCAGCGTGTTCTCCCGCGTGACGCCGCGGCGCCGGCGCGCGGCCAGCGTCGATTCAGCCAATTCGGGAGCGACGTTGCTGTTGACCTTCGCGCGCACGGAGTTCTGCGCCGCGATTCCGGCCATGCTGAGCCGG